CTAGAATAACCGGTGGGAAAGCTAGAACACCCGCACCAGGTGTTGTGGTGCTAGTTGTGAAGGGCATGAAAAAGTCATAGCCCTCAGCAATTGCAGACCTCATACCCAACTGGGCAGTGTGCCTAGTGTTAAAGGGACGAGGAACAATGCGAGATAACTCAGCTGCTGGGACAGCTTTCTTAATCTCGCGGTCAACCTTTTTGATCATCTTCTTCTTTGACTTAAGGTTGCCAGGTTTAACACCTTTCAGGTGATATTTCTTGAGGTGCTTCAACAATTTTTGCGACTTCTGAGCCATTGATAAATCGGGTAACCAGTCTTTAAAAGAACCGTCACTCCAAAATTCAGGATCAGATAAGGTTTTGGTCCAATACGCTATAGCTTGTTCAGGCGTAGAACCGTTAGGTGGTGTTAATGATTTAACTTTTTTCGGGACAAACTTCCAAAGTGGGTTGGTGATAGGAACTAATGGTATTCCTCCGTGGGTGGGCTTTGACTTCTCTGACATTGTGACAAACATAAAAATAAAAATATTACAGCTAATGCTATTATGCGGCGGCCTCGTTGAATGTACAACCGCGAGTCAATGTTCAATGTTTGCATCAAAATAGAGACGCTCCAAGTCATAAACTGCTAACAAGGAGCCCCGCAACTGTATCTGCTTCTCAGCCGAAAATTGCGAGAGTAAAACCTCACATAATTTAGTCCAGATTTGGAAACGACCATCCTGCGTAGTATAGGCTAAAACTCGGTAAGCACAAGCTCGTTGGAAACGGGTCTCGTTAATATCACCATCGGCCGCATTAACCGATTCAGCGAATTGGTCAATATTGCGTTGTAGGTCAAATTGAGGGGTCCACAAGTTGCGAGACTTGTCGAAGTGACACTTGACTGAGATGAAGACAACGCCCTCCAAGGTTTGAGCGTTGATAGCATCAATAGTCATGTTAGCCGAGTAATTAGTATACCAGTGCTCACGAATGGAGCATTCCTTGATAGGAAAATTTGTAGACAACAGAATATTGTCACCGTTTATGGTGTAAGTGGCATTCCTACTTAACCATACCCAGAACGATGACTCCTGCTTCTCGAACATGTAATAACGGTAAAGAAAGGATAGAATTCTACCTTCCTCACCGATGGTGTTGATAATAATGGTGTCCTCTTCACCAGAGAACAAACCATAGCGAACAGCAAACACTTGAGACACACCATTGCGCGGTGGCATGATGACCACTTTAAAAACTTTATTATTGAAAGTTTGCCAGAAAAGCTTTTGGTGCTTATCGTCAAAATTAGAATCGCACTTCAGATTCCTGGCCCTAGCGCTCGTTAACC